TCTTTGAAACTAGGTCTTGATGTCTTCTTCTCAGGTGCCTTCTTCTCAGGTTGTTTGATAACTTCCTTCTTCCTTTCAACTGCCTTCTTCATTGCAGCTGGTTTTGTTGCAGTCTTCTTCTTAGGTTCTGGTTTAGTTGTAGTAGCCTTAGTAATTGGAGTCTTCTTTGCGGCTTTTGTTTTTGCTTTAACTCTATCAGCAGCTTCAGATCTCTCTTTGTTAGGCCCATCATATGCCATTGCACCCTTCTGTGTGCGTGGTGGTTTAGATGCACCCGTAACTCTAGTAAGTTGAGATGGTTTCTTTAACCTTGGTTTCTTCTTAGGAGTCTCTTTATACTCACCAGTTTTATTTGCCTTTCTCTTTGCTTCCTTCTCAGCATCCTTCTGAATAGTGGCCTGAATAGTCTTCTTAGTCCTCACGTTCATCTTACGTGCATTTCTTTCCTCCTCAAGTTCCAATTCTTCTTGAACTTCCTTTGCTTTTTCAGGTTTCTTCTTCTTACCATCTAACTTACTTCCTAAAAGACCACCTGCTACGGCACCTAAAGGACCACCCAAAATTCCACCAGCAATAGCACCACCAGCAGTACCAACAATTTCATCCATCTGCTCCACTTCTTCTTTAACACCACGTTTCGCTTCATGTTCTTTTTGTCTCTCCTTCATTGCATTTAAGCCAGGAGCACCTGTCTGTCCTCTATCTCTCATCCACTTCAAAGTTCTCTTCTGGATCTTCTCACCTTGTCCAGCATTAGCAGCTGTAGAACCTTTCGTTCTTGGTTCACCCAACCTTGGACCAACTGACACTTTACCTTCAGTTACTTCCTCTTCCTTCTCTGCTTCATGATCTTTAGTACATCCCATCTGTCCACATATAGGACACAATGCAGCACCCAAACCTTTCTGTGGTCCTTCGAGTCTTGCTCTGATAATTTCTTCCTTTATTTTTCTTAGAGGAAGTCCTTCATGTTTTGTAGATGCCATTTTCTTTACGTCGGATTTACTTGTGGTGGAAGCAATTTTGGTAACCTCAGACGAGGGGTTTTTGAGATCACCTTTCTGAAACGATCTAACCAATCCAAAGAGCCTTTGTTGTTTGATTGAGACTGATCTTTCATTAAGTTCCACTGGTGTCTCTCATTAAATCGTCTGCACGTTGTCTATCCGCACGACGTTTATCAATAATATCTTTTGGTGTTCTACGAGCACCATACTCACCTGCCTTGGGTGGTTTCTGACCCTTGACTTTTTTCCGTTGACCTTCAGGTTTACCAGTCTCCTTACGGATACTTTTCCTGACTGCCCTCATAACAGGATCTTTAGTACCACCCTTCTGAGTGGGTCTACCCTTTGGCATGTTGAGAGAACCAGATGACTTACCTGTTTCTTTCTCATACCTATTTAACTCACTTAAGAACTCTTGAAAGTATTTCATTTGCGAGGATCCCTATCTTTTACTTCCTCTCCTGCTCTTCTCCTTGCCTTGTTACCTGTTCCTCTATCAGTTCTTGGTCCATGCCAACCTTTCTGTCCTCTTCCACCTCTTTTTATGTTGAATCCTTTTCCACCAAAATCACCATGACTTCCAGCTGCAGCTTCTTTTGCAGATGCACCTTTCTTTCTGGCAGATTGTCTCATAGTATAATGACCATGAAGTTTATCAGCAGCATCAGATTTAGCTTTACTGTAATTCTTCTGTCTAGCCTTCACTCTTCTCATCGCAACATACATTCTGTCTTCCTTATCAGAAGACTTCTTCGCTGCATCTAAAACTACATCTCCAGCTGATTTACTAGGTTTGTTTAAACTAGTAGTCTCTAGTGGATGTTTCTTGCCAGGATTACGACGATGCCAACCAGACTCCATAAGATCCATGATCTCATCTTCAGTCTTCTCTCCAAGGTTATCTTCTACAATCTGTAATAATTCCTCATCTAATTCATCATAAAATTCGTATGTTTCTAGTGCATCATAAACTGATTCCTTAGAGTCCCAAAGATTATTCTCGTTAATAAAAGCATCAAACAACTCTCCTCGTTCCCACCTGTCAAGGTCATATCCCTCATCACATAATGATACAGCCCATGTATCAAACTTGTTTACATAACCCTCACTTAACTCTTCCTTGTACTCTTCGTACCACTTTCTATACCTTCCAACCTCTTCGTACTGAGGATGTCCTTTAATCTTGTCCTCTCCTCCATGCTTCTTAGCAAGAGCAGCCTTCTTCTTTGCATAATCAGGTGACTTTGTGTTGTCATACTTAGCACCCTCCTTATATAAAGCACTCGCCTCTTTATGTTTACCCTTGTTGGTAAGATCCTTTATCTTAGAATACTTATCTCTTGCCTTCAACTGTTGTGTAGTTGGCTTACCCTCCTTATAATACTTACCAGTACCAGATTCGGGGGTTGCTTTTTCATATATCTTGGCATACAAGCCAGTAAAGTCAGGTTGAATGTTATTGTCCATTTTAAAAAGAGAGAGTCTTTCCATCATACGTATTTATTATATCAATAAATAGAAGACAGGGACTCTATATAAGGAAGCTTCATGGCTCGTCAGGGAATATTTACTGGATTCACACCTAATGATGGTCTTGGAGACTCTCTTGCATCAGGTGCTGTTAAGGTAAACGCTAATTTTACAGAGATATATAACACCTTCGGTGACGGAACAAACCTCAGTGTCAGTGCAGGTAGTGGAGGTACGTGGACAAAGGCTGCAGAGTCAGGAATTGTAACCAGTAAGAACGTCGGCATCGGCACAACAAATCCCACAGCATCTCTATATGTATCGGGTAATGTTCAACTAACAGGTATTACAACTGGAACATTTGTTGGAGATGGATCAGGACTAACAGGTGTTACTGCCGTTGGTCAAGGTGTAGTCATAAAAGATAGTGGAACACTAATTGGTGTTGCACAAAGTATTAACTTAGATAGAAACCTAGATGTTGTAAGTGCCTTTGGGGGAAATGTAACAGTTTCTGCTGCAGATACAGTTGGATTTGCTTGGACTGCTGGGTTCTCAACATCATCCAACTATGCAATCAGTGCTGGTATTGCTACTGTTGCAACAACTGCTGGATTTGCAAACACAGCAACGTTAGCATACGATGCAAACTTCGCAACTCAGGCAGGAATCGTAACATATGCAGGAGCATCTGGTGTTGCAACCGAATCAGGGTTCACACAATATGCCTTCCTTGCTGGAGTATCTACTTACTCTCCTACTGCTGGAGTATCAACACTAGCTGGATATGCAACCACTGCTGGAATTGCAACCAACGCACAGAACTTAACTGGAACTCCCTCTATTACTATTGACAATATCAATTCTGCAATTGGTATTGTAACCTTCCCTGGCCAAGGAAGTAAAATGCGTTTCGACTTTGATGCAACAGGTGACATGCCTACTGCAACATCGTGGAGAGGTATGTTTGCCTACTCTAACAACCCTGGCAGGGCATACATTTCATGTGGAACCACAATGGGTGGTTACAATGGTTGGAGACAGATACTTCACCAAGACATGTATGGTAACTACCAGACTGTTGGTGTTATAACTGCATCTAAGTTTGCTGGTGATGGTTCAGGATTAACTAACCTACCATCTACTGATAGTATTTGGAGACAAAATGCAACTGGTATCAACACACTAGGTAATGTTGGTATTGGTACTACCACGGCAGACTATAAACTAAAAGTTGTAGGTAACTTTGGTCTATCTGGTCGTTTAGATGGAACTGCAACAGATAACATACTACCTCACCTATGGTCTGCATACTCATCACTACCTTCAGCATCAACTGTTCACGGACAGTTTGCTCATGTACATGATACAGAGAGTGCTTACTTCGCACATGCTGGTAGTTGGATCAAATTAGCAAGTCACAATCTTGACAGTACAGTTGGAACTGGAACAGAATACTATAGAGTTGGTGTTCTTACTGCGACTGCTCTATATGGAGATGGATCAAACCTAACCAACCTCAGTGTTGCTACTGGTTATGCAAACACTGCTGGTATCGCAACCGTAGCAGAAGGATTAACTGGTAATCCAAATGTAAGTGTCTCACAACTAACCGCTTCAAATATAACAAGTTCTGGAATCATTACTTCAACAGGATTTGTTGGAGATGGATCAGGACTAACAGGTATAACAGCATCAGGTTCAGGAGTAGTCATCAAAGATAGTGGTAGTACAGTTGGTACTGCTGGAACAATTGACTTCGGTACAAACCTATCTGTATCTGCTGCATCTGCTGGTGTAGTCACCGTTACTGCTGCCTCTGGTGTTGTTGATGGTATTAGTACAACAGGAACATCAACCTTCAATGATCTAGTTGCAACTCAACTGAATGTCTCTGGACTATCAACTCTTACTGGTAACATATCAGTAGGTGGTTCAATCTTCGTTCCTGATAATAAGAAATTATTCTTCGGAGCTGGAAACGACCTAACCATCTGGCATGATGGCAATAATTCTCACATCACAGACACAGGAACAGGCGCACTTGTACTTGACTGTGACTCTGGGTTACAGGTGAAGTGGGGTGGAGCAACCAAACTCGAAGCATCTTCTGGTGGACTTATAGTAACAGGTGTTGTTACTGCAACCAAGTTTATCGGTGATGGTTCTGGATTAAGTGGTGTTAGTGCTGCATCTGGCATCATCATCAAAGAAGAAGGAACCGTCGTTGGTTCTGGTGTAACGTTCATCAACTTCGTTGGTTCTGGTGTTACAGCAACTGCTTCTGGTGCTGGTGCAACCATTACAGTCACTGCCACAGGTGGTGGTGGAGGTGGTGTTTCAACCACTGGATTCGGAACATATACTGCATCACCTGGCTCACCAGTTGCAATAGACTCAATTCCAATGGCAAGTTACTCTGGTGGAGAGTACACATTTATGATTGGGTTGGGAACATACAGACAGTCACAAAAAGTACTTGTCATGCATGATGGAACCACAGCGTTCTCTCAAGAGTATGGCATTATGTACTCACCAGAACAACAGGTATCAATTTCTGCTGCAGTTGTAAGTACAAACGTAGTGGTAAGTGTAACTCCTGAATCTGGAATCTCTGGACTTTCCACATACCGATTCGTTAAAACCCTTATACAAAATATTTGATATGTTAAGCACTAAGTATAGACTAGAACTTACTGACATCTGTTGTCGTATGTTGACTACAGATGGAGTTGAAGTCACTCTAGATGAGAGAATCTGGATGAATAAATTATGTGAACACAATCTACATGCTAGAGAGTTGAGAGACTCCCTCATGTGTCCATATAAAGTAGGGTAACAATGATTACAACTGATACAGTAAAACTAGACCGTACAGGTCTTGCTACAGTACCTCCTGGCACTGGCAAGAAAGCATATTCTATTGGATGTTATCAGAAATCAGATTGGGAATTCATTCATACTGAACTAAAAAAGGATGGATCTTTAGAAGATAATATTCCTTCTGGAAGTATCACTGTCACTGATGAGAAACTTCATAGTGATACCAGAGGAACATACATGTTGACTGATGCAGAAGCAGAAGACTTAAAGAAACATGCTAAAGTTAAATTTGTCAACATAGATTACTCTGCATACCCTGGCACATTCCAACCAGACCCAGGCGAAATTCATGCAAGTCCTGTAAGAAATATACCGAGGTTCCAAAAGAGTGTATCAAACTACAGAGCATTTAATACTGCTCCATCTGATGCACAACCACCTACATCTCAGGCTGGTATAGGTTCAACCGATGTAAACAGAAGTGGATATCAACTATTAAGACACTTACAAAAAAATAATCCTTGGGATGCAACTACCAATGGACTATCTGGTTATGATCACCACATATTTGAACAAGACATTTATCAATTAGGAGATGGAACAGGTGTAGATGCAGTCGTTTCTGATGATGGATTCTGGATTGGACATCCAGAATTTGTAGACTGTGGTGCCACAAATCCACCTCTTTGGAAGACAGGCAACGCATTAACATGGAGTGGGATCTCAACTACAGCAGGTACTTGTGGTGTATTAGATGTACTCTTAGATGGGCCATATTATATTGATCCAGACTACTTCAATGCAGATCCAGCTGGAAGACTAACACAACGTTGGGATGGAACTACTGTTCCCACAGATTCGGCTGCAAGGAGTTGGTGGTCTGATTCTAATGCAAGGTCTGTTGGATTCTCTACTATAGGAACCGTAACAGGATTCAGTAACGCATATTCAAGATCAGTATGTTTAGGCGATAACAATAATAAGGCAACCAACGGTACTAATCATGGTACTCAATGTGCTGGACAAGTATTTGGTAAGAACTATGGTTCTGCTTATAATGCCAACAGATGGGTATTAAACTCTATCGGTGGTTCTAATTGTGGTATAAATGACAACGGACAATTCGATATCCTAAAAATATTCCACCTCTATAAACCAAACTATGACCATCGTTCAGAAGGTCAAAGAGGTAGACAAAATTCAGATAAGAACCCAACACTATCCAGTAATAGTTGGGGTTATAGAAGTACAAGTTTCACAAGTGGAACACATTACTGGTATAGACCAGCTGCAATTGATGGTAGTGTAACTGGTATTGGATATACAGCAGGATTCTATGCAGGGGCACACTTCTTTAGATACCTTGGTGGATATGGTGACAGTGGAAGAATGAAAGGAGAGATGGTAGATAACTCTACTAGTGAAAGTGGAAAAGAAATGTCAGATGTTGGTGTTATATTTGTATGTGCTGCTGGTAACAGTAACCAAACCCAGTGTGCTCCCGATAGTCCAGAGTTTAATAATTACTGGGCCACTAATGATAGTGAAGCATTAAACTCTGCAACTCACTTAGAGTTTGGACTAACAATGTATAACACCTTCAATAGAAGAGGGTGGCCACAATCATTAGGGAAAACTACTTCTGGTTTATCTACGGCAGGTACAGAGTATTCAGCAATTAATATTGGTGCATTGGATGATCAAATATCATCAGGTGGTTATGTAAATAACACAGACTACAAAGAACGTATAGTTAACTATAGTGATAAAGGTACTGGGATAGATTGTTATGGTGCTGCAGATGATACTCTTACTGCAGACGGTGAAAATACAACACAAACCTTCGTACACCCAGAAACCTATAGTGGATTAGGTCTTACTCCATATGATAAAGACTTTGGCGGTACTAGTTCTGCATGTCCTACCTGTGCTGGATGGATAACAACTAAACTACAATACAATAGAGAATGGACTTGGAGAGATATAAAAAATTGGTTAAATAATCAATGCGGAATCCAAGACTATGAGAAATTCTATAAAGGCAATGATTGTGTAGGTGCAGACAATCCCGACTGGGATGACGTACACAGTCTTCAAGGTGGTGATGCCGTTGTCATATGGGATGCTCCCACTGGTTCTAATAAGGAACCATCAAGACCACAACTCAAGTTGTCCAATTCAGCTGGCGTCAAGATGAGTGGCTTCGTAATTAAATTTACCTAATAAATACTAAAAAGGGTCTCGGTTAATGGCAGAAAAATCTTTCGGTGTCAAGGATATTAATATGGTTGGAGCCACTGGCGATCCAACACTAGAAAGTCCTGGCAATTTAAAAATCACCGTTGGTACGGGAAAGACCTGCACTATTGAAGGAGGAGTCGTAACAACTAATAGAGTTGTTGGGGATGGTAGTGACCAAACATTTGCAATCAAGTATAAAGTAACTGCAAATGGTTCATCTGCATATAGATTTGCAGGGCCAGGACTAGTTAATACAACAGATAACCCACAACTCTTCCTGCAGAGGGGACAAACATACGTCTTTGATAATACAACTGGGTCTGCACACCCATTTGCCATTAGATATTCAAGTGGTGGTGTAGGATATGGATCAACATATATAAGTGGTTCTCAACAAGGCACACAAGTTTTCACAGTACCATTTGATGCACCATTATTTCTGGTATACCAGTGTACAATGCACTCTGGTATGGTTGGAACCCTCACAATAGTAGCTTGATATGTCACCTTTAGCATTTGGAATTGGTAAGTCTAGAGGGGCTGACTTTGACCCTGCCGTATTTGACTGTAATTACTTACAGTTCTATTGGTGGTGGACTGATGGAAAGGATTTAGATATAAGATGTGAATTTATTAAACCTACAGCACTTGCAGGTCAAACAGTAGGTGCAGAAAAGTTAGACAAGATAACAAACGGTAGTGGATCCATAACATATATGCAATGGGGTAAGGATAATACTACAGATACAGCTGGATACGAAGGCATATACATTGATGTTGCTGCATTAAAACAACTAGGTCTTCAAAATAATGAGATAGAATTAAAGTTCAGTGCAACTTGGTACGCAGAAGTAGGAACAGATCCAGTCTTAATAAAGGCATCTGGATATAAAGGTGGTACTATGACACTAGAATCAGATACACCTAACGTGCCTGGATGGGGATTTGTTAATACAGGATTCGCAAAATCATATACAGACTACAAAGAGTCTCAAGGTACTATCATAACTGCTGCTGGTCATGACAATGGCAACGGTCAAATGGTAGCAAGAGGAACTATCAATTTAAGTACGTATCAATTGCGTTTTTGGCAGACATAGAACACTAGATCTAGGGTATAGGTAAATATAACGTTAAGTTGTATAAATACGGCTGAACTTATGTGGATTCACATGAAAAGAATTATTCCTTTTCTTATGATGGCAGTGGTCGGATCTCTTGGATCGCCTGTTAAGGCAGACCTTGTTCACCGTTTGACAACATCAACTCAGTTATCCGTAGATGCGGCTTATAGTAGTGGAACTAGATTAGGCTCAACCTATACGGTTTCTGGATCTAATATCAAGGTTGATACTTCTAACAGTGGACACTTTGGAGCACTCACAGCTGGTAGTGCTACTGCTGCACCAACACTAGACGTTGGTACTTATGACGTAAATACAGCTGGCTCAGCCTTCAGCTTCTCTGAAAGTTATACTCAAGGAGATGCGATTGCTGCAATTGGAGCTGGTGTTGACGTTACCGCTGGTGTCGTAGCTGACATGCCCGCATACGGTACAAACTTTACCTCATCTGGTGGCGTAGCCGGCTCTTTGGCTGGTACGATTACCTCAGCGGGAGCCATGACGCTAACAGCTGGCGGCGCAGGCACATCTGCTACGGGCCAGTTCGTATCTGAGATAACAGTACGCTAAAAATGAAACGCATACTGACAGCGATTGCGCTGCTTAGTATAGCAGCACCAGTCTCGGCCGTGCCAGTCGTGCCCAATTTCCAGCAGGGCTCAATGACCAGTCATACCGAGACTGAGAGCACGGTTACAGAAACCATAAACTCAATTGATTATAGAACAGGATGGGAATACAGCGTAACGGGGGTAGGTATCAAGAACAACGGTGCCGCATTGAATCCCCCAGTGACTACATCAACAGTGACAGTAACGCCAGGCGGAACATCGGCAGCGGGTGCAAACGGAGCAACCGTAACAGGAACCGTGACAAGTTCATTCGACTCATTAGACTTCTCACAACCCAACAACTTTACAATCGCAGATCCAGACGGGAACTTTCAATTTACCCAGACATATCAAGGGCCAGGCCTTACGAATCAGACAATAATTCAAAGAGTCACATCTATAGAAAGCGTCACCGACACAACAAGCACCTTTACGCAATAAGTACATTAGTACTATCGTTAGTAAGTCCGACGGCCGCATTAGCGGAAGGTGTAGGTGGAGTATCAGCTACAGCTAATCCAATAGCTAACTCCTCTGGCTCGGTAACCAATCAAGCCATACAGGTGCTCCAAGGCCCATACGTAACTAACACCTACGGTGGTGGAGTGTCCTGCCAAGGTACGACTCTTAACATGACACCGTATATTCAGTTTGCAGATTCAAGAAAGGATCCTTGGGAAGATTTTTATAACGAACCACAATATAATACTACAGACCTAACAGGTAGAACAGTACAACAAAGTGTCACTGTTAAGAACTATCCTTGGGAAGAATGGTACGACACAAGAACATATACTAATGCGAGTGGTAATACTGTAAGATGGTTTGACGATGGAGATGATATGACAATCATTCAGGATGTACCTGCTGGAGATGGCGTACCTGATGCAGTACAAGATGGCAACCTCACACCATCATGGTATAAACCTGTAAGAACTGACATGAGGGCGAATCAGAGTTTCAACTTAGGACTCTCTGCTACGCTTTCAATACCACTCAACAGGGGTATGCAACGTAAGTGTGCCGCTGCAGCACAAGCACAGATAAACATGCAGAATCAATTGACATCTAACAAAAGGTTAGACTTTGAGATTGCACGACTTAAGAACTGTGGAGAACTTAAAAAGGCTGGCATATTCTTCCACCCTGCTTCACCATATGCATCCATATGTGCTGATGTTATAGTTACTAATCCAGGCGGTAAGATAACTCCTCACTCACACACGTTACCTCAACCTGACTTTAAGGATCCTTCTTCTGATTCTTCTTCTGATCCTTCTTCTCAGACTTCAACTTCTCTTTCTCAGCTTTCTTCTCCGCCTTCATCTTCTTCTGATGCTCCTTCGCAAAATTTATCCCAAGAAGACCCTTCTTCACACGATACTCATTCGTCTTCAGCTCCTTCTGAGTCGGACGATAAGGGGTTTTTCCGAGGATGGCGTTTACCTTGGTCATCACCTGCTTTATCGCCGGCTTCACAACTCGAAGAAGAAGATCAGCCAGCGGCTTTGCTAGGAGGGCCGATGACGCTGCAACACTCGCAATCACAGCCGTCGTCGTCGCAACCTGTGGACTAGGCAAGTACTGTTCTACTACTCCTATGTCCTCATAGAGTACTACACATATTTTTTTATTAAGGTTATTTGGATCGGGTTGTAACTCGAATCCAGATACCTTTTCTTTTTCATTAGGTCCTACAGATCCTAACCGTGGTTGTAGAGGGCCAGGACATTCGGGATCACCCTCTGGTTCATCTGAAGGAGGTGGTTCTTCCGCTCCTGCACCACTTTCACCTCCACCACCATCATCATCATTTCTTCTTTCCTCTTCCTCTTCTTCTGGTTCACCATAGACAGTCTGCCATGACAATTCATTCTGTTTATAATTAGGTGGTTCATAGTATGGCATCCCTGCGTCACATAGAGCAACGTTCTGTTTGGGATCATCATTTACTAATTGATTATTCCTATTCGTAGGATTCTTTGCGTTCTCTTTATTAACTACAACACACCCTGGCATATCAACAATAGGAGTACCTGCCTTGACAGTAACAGGAGGTTCCATTGGCAATGCTTGAGGTGGATTTACTTCCCAGATACGTCTATCAGGAATTTCCTCTAGTACTATCGTATTCGGATTGTATATTCTTTTCGTTCCAATAAAACGAATCCCCGTACCATTAACCTGAATGTTAGGTACAGGGTTATTAATAACAGGGATGTCACGAATGGGATCCATTACTTCTTCTTAATCCATTCAGGTGGTTTCTCACCTTCTAAATTAGAATAGTCTTGACCCAACCAATTAGATCTCTCCATTGCAGGATGAAGTATATTTACAAAGTAATCTCTGTGTTCTTGGGCCTGTTTGGCAGTCTTTGCCATACCAAAGTCAGTTGCCTCTATTAGTCCTAGACCTGCAACCGCAGCAGCAATCACAGCAGCGGCACCAGCAACCCACTTCTCCAACTTACGGATCCTTCCTTTCAATCTCTCATTCTCTTCACCCATGAGACGTTTATTATCTTCCTCAAGATCGTCAACCTTTGTCTCTAGAGACTTGATCCGTTCATTCTGTTCTCGTTGAAGAGCATGATAATCGTTATCCATTATTTTTTAGATGTTGCTAAGTATAACTTATAGAAAAGTGCTGCTGCAACTACAACTCCAACAACAACACCTGCATCACGCAAGTTATTATTAGTCTCTGGTGCTGGTAAAACAGGTGCTGCCTCGATTGTTTCCGTCAATGTTTGAGGTGCTTGTTCTAGATCATTCATTTGTTTGTCCTGTTAGGTTGTACTATATCACGGTAATTACCGTTAGGGTTTGGGCCAAGATTGGTTACTGGGCCTGAGTTCTTAGGCCATGCTTCTTTAAATGCAGCACGAACCTCCTCCCGAACTATCATCTGTAGTTCAGTGACTTCTGCGTCTCTTCTTTTTTGGGGACCATCATTCATATTGTCGAGGACTTGTCCTCCACCTACGATTGTGCCCGTTCCTACTACTGCGGCTGCTGTAATACCAGTAACCGTATCTCTTACGTCCATTAGTTCC